CGTAAGCGTAAGATAGAAAAACGCTACGGCAAATCTCAAGGTGACTGCATGACTGGCTATCACTTTGGTAAGCGTAGCTTGTACCTTCAGCAAGCTATGCCTAAACGTAAGCTGTGCCATTTCGCAGGGTGAAAGGCTTACTGATACTATGGCTAGGCTTGATAATAATCTTATTGAGCCTAGCACAATTCATACAATACATGCATTAGGAGGATACAATGCAAGAGACATGGAAAACAGTACCAGATTTATTACACAAGCTAACACCAGAACAAAATAATGAATGGATTAGTAGATTTGAAGTGTCTGACCTTGGACGTATCAGATCTACAGGTACTAGACAAAAAGGTAGAACACTAATAGGTAGTAAGAATCATGGTGGATACTTATGTTTAAATACTTACATAGGTGGACGTAATGGTAAATCTTTGGGTGAAAGAATACATAGACTAGTGGCTAGGGCTTTTATACCTAACCCAGAGAATAAACCAGAGGTAAACCATAAGAATGGTGACAAAGAAAACAATACCGTTCACAACTTGGAGTGGTCTACACCTAGCGAAAACTCTTTACACTCTGTGCATGTGCTAGGTAATAGACCTGCGAAGGGGTGTGACAATCCACTTGCTAGACTTACAGAACAGCAAGCCGCCTATGTTAAACTAAAGTACGTACCTAGAGATAGGTTATTTGGTGCTAGGGCTATGGGTAGAGAGTTAGGTGTACATCATTCAACTATATTAAAATACTTAGAGGAGGATGCGTAATGGCTAAAGGATTTGATGTAAAGAATAACATGGAAGGTAACCGAATAATAAACAACCCATACCATGACTTTACCCAAGAGCAATGGGATAATGTACGGCTAGGTAATGGATTACTTATACGATGGTTCACTGATTGGATTGATAGGTATGAGTTTGACGATAGCTACAAGGTATCACTCTTAGCATGGATGGATCTGCAGTACAGTTATAGTGCAGGTATGAGTCCAAGAAAGATGAAAGGTGAGGTGACCCCAATAGGCTCTTATGATTCTAAAGATGGTGACCCTTTACTTGAACCATTGCTTATCATAAGACTATGCCTTGGCAGTATCCTAAAGCCTACTCAAGCATACATATATGATTATGGTATAGTAGCTTTACCTGCCGTAGAATATGGTTACTCAGTAGTGAGGATGGACTAATGAATATTGACTATCAATACGCAGTACAAGATGAACTAAACTTTGACCATGAGGCAAGCCTAGATCATTGGGCTGCTCTACTTGCTGATCAAGAGTGCAGTGATAGAGATGAAGCTGAATGGGAAATGCTTTATGAAAACTATTGGATGGCACTTGACGCAGACTACAATTATGATTTATACCAACCATAGGAGGACACGATGATTAAGTATAAAGTAACTGCCACAAAAGATGTGGGATACGAAGCTATTATCGAAGCTGATACTGAAGAGGAAGCATGGGCGATAGCACGTGGTGACAGGATATCAGACCCTGATTGGGAACAAACAGATGACGGACATGATTGGACGTTGGAACATATTTGGGAGGTTAAAGATGAACATTGAACAGATATGCATAGCATCATTCAAGTCTATGTTTGATGAACGCTTGGCAGATGGTGTTGACCTGACACCTAAGTACATAGAAATGCTAGTGAAGGAACACTGTGAGCCTTACATGATAGTGACTCAGGGTTTTACGCATGACCTACTAGCCAATGCACTGGACTACATGGACTGGGATTACATGGCGCATCATGTCAACACCCCAGTAATAATGTCAGCATATAAGGAGACTACCAATGCTACCTGATGAAATGGAAGCTGAGAAAAATAGAAAGATGATACTCGCACAGGCTGACGAGATAGATATATTAAAGAACAATATTAAAGAGTTACAAGAACAACTTAATGTTGCACATAAGAGGATAGCCTCAGTCAGTGAGGACTGGGGTGACATGCGTGACGTGTTAGACTCAGCAAATCAACACAATAAAAACTTGACACAGAGTTTAGCTAATGCTTATGCTGACATATCAAGACTAGCGGAGGAAGCTAATGCAACCAAAAGAACTACATGCTCATGCTCGAATAAAGTATAAGCCTACACAAATACAGAAACAGTTGGAGTGTAGATTATTCGGCAAGACATTTCGTAGTGTAGCTGAGGCCGCTAGATACTACAGCCTAGCAGCTTCAACTGCCTACGAATACCACCACGAAAGACTACATAGAGAAACATTCCCTAACAGAAAGAGATGGAACACATGGAGATAATTATTGATTGCGACAACAAAGAACTTGCAAAGGCTTTAGCTGATAGACTATCTAAGGATACAGGTGTAGCTAGAGATAAGTTTAAGGAGAGTACAGATGAAGTGGTTAATACTAATAGCACTGGCACAAGGTAATCCTTTTACCATAGATCATAAACCATTTGACACGGAGGATGATTGTGTGGCATGGGTTAGTAACTTGAGCAACGCAGAGGAGTTAGCAATAGAAGTGATTGCTCAAGTTGGATTCAACAACCCAGTGATAGCTATATACTGTATCACTGATCAACAGAGGAAGAGACATGAAACTATACAAAAACTCTAACGGTGTATGGGCAGGTACACAGGCTAAAGCACGTAGCTTCTGTGGCAAAGACTATAGCACTGTTGATGTACCAGTAGACAAAGCAGGACTGTTACAGTTCCTTAACGTCAATCAGGTTGGCTCCTATGTGGCTGATGATAGCACTGACATAGTTAAACTTAAACTACAACAGCCACCAGAAATGGAGGATAATATAGCTTGGTTCAGGTGGGCGTATGACTGTATGTGCAGAGGCCAGTACGATGATGCAAAAGAAATGCTAAGGAAAGGATTGATAGATGATCGAGATACTACTAGCGATGGTTGAGGATACTAATCAGATACACAAGTACTGCATGTCCAAGCATGAACACTGGACTGGCAGAGCAGCGTGTGTCCAAGAGTTACAACATGCCCAACGCAAGATGGAAGTGGAAGAGATACGAGAGTTCTTGAAAGAGAACCCACACTACAGATACCCAGGCATGGCATTGCCTAACGGTAGGATAAAACCTCTTGACGTTTGTTGGGGATCAAGTAAAACTTATGGTACGAAAGGAGTATGCTAATGAGTTATGAAGTATGGGTTGATAGCTATTGCTATTACACATTGAAAACTTTATGGGAAGCCAAACGTAAACAGGAAATTTACAAACAGGCTTTTCCTAATTACACTATTGAGATACGGAGGAAAGACCATGCGTATCAGTAAAGTACTACCCATTCAACGTGTCATCAACGAGACAAGACGTAGGCGTGATGACTATGATTGGGATGGTCACTATGATAAAGCAAGACTAGAAGAGATAGAGTTGGAAGACTTGATACAACAACAGGAACAAGGAGAACTATGGTGTCCCAATTTCTAGCAAACCTATTTCCTATCACGCTTGCAGCGTTGTACTTTATTGGATGGATCTACTTGATATATGCACATGTCAAAGGAAAATAAATATGAACAAGATAAGAACACACCTTTCGATGATGTCACACATTGGGTGGGTAACCTACCTAGTAAGGATACTGATAGCACTAAGCGTACTAACAAACGTAATACTAGGAGGAAAAGTAAATCAAACTTTCTCAGCAAGAAACTGGGATTGGAAAAGGAATAACAAACCTAATCTAGTGCGACCATTAGACGCATTGCTTGGCGATGGGCATTGTAGTAGATCATGGTCTTACTGGAAGGTAAGGAGGAAATGGTAATGAAGAACATCCCCAAGCAGTCAGCCACACTGACACAGATAGTAGACTTTTACTTGCATTCAGATACGTTTCGTAGACTTTCGTCCTCCTCCCAGAAGGACTACGAGATACACTTGCAAGCTACTTTACTGACAGAAGTAGAGGGCAAGACTCTTGGGGGTTATCGTTGTAAGAACTTGAAGGTTCGACACATCACACAAGCATATGAGCAATGGCTTAATGTTGGTACTCGCACTGCCAACTACAGACGTAGTGTCCTTTCCGCTGCGTGGAAACATGCCATGCGACATGATGTTATGATTCACAATCCAATCTCTTTGGTGCAAACGGTTGCAGAAAAACCAAGGAGAGTACACTGGACTCGTGAACAAGTGTCTATCTTTCTTGACACTGCTTACAGCGACTTTCGATGGCGCAGCATTGGACTCATAGTTCATATGGCATACGATTGGGGTCAACGTGTAGGAGATATACGTTTACTTACATGGGATAGTTTAACGTTAAACGAATGTCGTATTGATCTGACTCAAAGCAAACGTAATGCAGAGATACACCTCCCTATCTCTGAAGGTTTGTGTTCGATGCTGCGTCAACAGAAGGAAGACTTCGGGTTCCAAGATTATGTTGCACCTAGAATAAAGCCTAGGTCAGGTGCTTACACACCCTATGACAAAGAAGAAATAGCTAGCCTTATCAATGTACTACTAGATGAAGCTAACCTACCTAAAGAACTAACAGCTATGGATCTAAGACGTACTGCTGTTACAGAAATGATGGAGGGTGGGGTTGACATGGCAGGTATAATGCAGGTAACAGGACATAAGAACACAGCATCAGTCAAGCCATACATGGTCAACACATTCAGTGGTGCAAGCAAGGCACTAGCAGCTAGAGGAGTCAAGCATGGTGTACGTGAGGAAGACTAACATCAGACAGTTTGTCAATGACCTTGGCCTCAAAGAAAGTGAGCGTTATAGAGGTGACTGTCCTGAGTGCAGAGGTAGGAATACATTTACTGCTACTAATAATCTTGGTGACATAAAGTATAACTGTTTCAAGTTAGGCTGTACAGTGGGTGGTATCTATGGTACGGACATGACAGCAGCAGAGATACACAGATACAGAGAACAACAACAATGGCAAATAGCACACACAAATATAAGGAAGGAGAAAGATACTATGGAGATACCTGAGTTTGTGGTGACACCAAAAGCATCACACACTAAGTACCAACGCTACATAAGGCGATGGGGTATAGCAATAGGTGACACCATGTATGATGTGAAGGATGAACGTGTTGTCTTTCCTATTAAGCATGAGGGTAGGATTGTTGATGCGGTGGGCAGGGCAGTAGGTAAGAAGCAGAACCCCAAGTGGTATCGCTACACAGGTGAGGCTGACTACTATACAATAGGTGAGGGTAAGACTTTACTTATCGTTGAAGATGTAGTCTCTGCTATCATAGCAGCACAGGAGTTACCATACATTACAGCTATGGCTATCCTGGGTACTAGCATGAACCCTAAACACTTTGAAAAGATAGGGGAGTATGACAAGGTAATCATTGCCCTTGATCCTGATGCCATTGGTAAGACAGTAGAGTATCGTAGAGAGATAGAGTTGTGGACAGGACGTAAGACAACAGCTATGAATCTAATGGATGATATTAAATATAGGATGGAAGAAGACTTAGAGAAACTAAAGGAGTTATGTAATGAGATTAGCAATAGTGATTGACGTGGATGGTGATATCATGTATGTACCAGAGGGTGCAGTGTTTGAGAACTACCCCAAGCCTAGACTGTTCAACAACTTAAAGGATGCACAAGAGGAGTGCGCTAAGTGGAACACTGGTATAATAGTAGACTTTGATACAAATAAAACTGTACCAATAGTAAGAAGCTTCGATGATGAGGAACGAAGAAGAGCAATAGAACGAGAGGAGATAAACAAAGATGATGGAACTGGCACTGATAAAGACTCTACTAGATAAAGAGTTTTATGATCAACACAAAGGCATACGATGCCCTGACAAAATCTTTACCAAGGATGTGCGTAAGATAAAGCAAGCACTAGATTCAGCTATGGAAACATACGAGGGTGACCTTACAGTGTCAGACCTACATGCTGTATTCAACAGAGTAAACGCAAGCATGACCACCGCTACAAGAACAGCTTATGAAGATCTCTTCAAGCGTATCGAGATAGCTGAACCTATCAAGGGTGAGATAGCAGAGGACACATTGTCGCAGTTGTTTCAGCAGCATGTGGGTGACCTCGTAGCTAACCTTGGCTTTGACTTTGTGAATGGTGCAGCCAATAGCCTTGAACCTTTACGTAAACTATTAGAGGAATACAAAGATGACTTTACTCCAAATCTTCGTGTCGAGTGGGATGATCATAGTCTTGATACTGTCCTTGATGCAACGGCACTTGAATCGAAATGGAAGTTTAATATATCCAGTCTGGCTCGTAGGGTGGAGGGTATCAGTGGTGGTCATCTTATCTTGGTTGGCGCTCGTCCTAATACTGGTAAGACTAGTTTTCACGCCTCACTTGTAGCAGCAGACGGTGGCTTTGCTCATCAAGGTGCGAAGGTTACAGTGCTATGCAATGAGGAAGCTTACACACGTGTAGCTGCACGATACATAAGTGCCTCATCTAACATGACAATGACTGAGGTACGTACCAACAAAGCACTAGCATCCAAGAGATACCACCCTGTGTCAGAGAACATACAGTTCAAGGACAGCACAGGTAAGGGTATGGACTGGGTTGAGTCAGTGGTAAAGTATGAGCGTCCTGATATACTTATCCTAGATATGGGTGACAAGTTTGCAGACATCAGGTCAGAACGATCAGACATAACACTCAAGGCAGCAGCTATCCATGCACGTAACATAGCCAAGCAGTATGACTGTGCTGTGGTATGGATGTCTCAGCTATCAGCAGAGGCAGAGGGCAGGGCTGACCTTAACCAAGCTATGATGGAAGGTAGTAAGACAGGCAAGGCAGCAGAGGCTGACCTCATGGTACTAATAGGCAAGACGCAACAAGCGGAAGGAGAAGAGGATGACCCTATTAGATACTTAAACATAGCTAAGAATAAACTAAATGGCTTTCAAGGTAAGATTACTTGTGTGCTTGACGGTTCAAGATCTGTGTACTCAGCATGAGACTAGTGCTAGACGTAGAGAACACGACAACAAAGCGTGACGATAAGTTACACATGGACCCATTCGAGGCTGACAACTATCTAGTACAGGTAGGTTACCTTGATGCTGACGATCCTGAAGCTACGCTTACTATTAAGACACTAGATCATAATGAATCAAAAGATGATACAGGTTTTCAACGACTAGACATACAGTGGACGCTAGACAATACCAAGCTACTGATTATGCACAATGCACAGCATGACTTGATGTGGCTATGGGAGTGTGGTTTCAGATATGATGGTGACATCTATGACACTATGCTTGGTGAGTATATACTAGATCGTGGACAGCGGAGAGGTCTAAGCCTTGAGGCATGTGCAGAACGTAGGCAGTTAACATTTAAGAAGCAAGACACACTAAAGAAATACTTTAAAGAAGGAAAGAACACCAATGAAATACCTTATGAGGAGCTTTGTGATTATCTCAGGCATGACCTGCTTACTACTAGCGAGTTGTTCCACGCCCAACAGCGAGACTTTTTACTTCCCGAAGCATCTACCCTTAGTACAATCAAAAGAGTTACCTTCAACACCTGCAAAACCCTTACAGAAATCTATATGGCAGGATTCAAAGTCAATCTTCAAGAGTTGGAACGAGTAGCAAAGGAGTACGAGAATGAGAAAGCGGAGATTGAAGCACGTCTGCAAAAGAAAGTCAGGGAACTTATGGGCGACACTCCGATCAACCTTCGGTCACCTGAACAGAAGTCGCAAGTTCTCTATAGCAGAAGGGTACATGACAAGAAGGAATGGGCTGATCTCTTCGAGTTCACACAGACACAAGAAGAG